CCTTCAATAATTAAGTCTGGTCCGCTAATCAAGGCATCGTTTTCTTGATTAACATGGCTTACGTACACTTCGGTTGGGCGTGGAACTGGTGCGCCTATATCCTCTCGGATATTTAAAAAACAGGTTGCATCAACTCGCCAAACAAAATAACTATCTAGCTCTGGCCGCGTGTTGTCTTCCACCGCACCTAATATTTCAATTTTTCCGTGCCCAGCAATCACATACTGCTGATGCAGCGCTTTCATCACTCGCGCGGCCAACTCCCTCACAAACCAAGCACCATTAATTTCTATTCGGTCAACCACACAATAAAAACTAAACGTTGCAGGTATATGCAAATCTCCATTGGCACATAGTTCTGGCTGATCCATGCTTTCGTTATCAATCAATACGGCTGGTACCGTAATGGCGCGGCCTAACTTTGAATAAATATCCAAGTAAATTCCGTCCCAAGCAGTTGGCATACGGTCTTTAATAGCATTTAAAAATGCTATGTGTAATGCCTCAATTAAATTGTCACTTGGTAACCCAGTGTTCATTTATCGACCTGCCTTATTTGCTTTAACTACTTCAAAATTAATTTCTTGCATCAAAACTTTAATAAACCTAGCATCAGCTTCTTTTTTAATCTGGTTGAAAACATCGGTTGATTCTTTTTCAATATTGACCGTCACTTTTTCAAGTGGGAATCTGTCTTTAGTACGACGCTTATATACGCCATCGTTAAATTTTCTAATAACAAATGCACCGTCAAAATTACGCTTCCCGACCCTTACACCGGATGCTGTTTGAGTTGGCTTTCCAAATGCGTTTGCAGGTACAGCATTTAAGCCCATCCAAACTTTCCTGCTAAATTCTGTTTTTCTAAATTCGCCAAGGCGCGATCTGATTGCACCCAGGTTCATTTGTGTTTTACTTCTAAGTAATCGCTTGGCTTGGGCCATTACCCATCTAGTTGTTTTAGTAACAGCGCGTCTTGCTGCCGCTTTAATTTGATGCTCTAACAATCGGTTAGCAAAGCCTATCTGCTGCAACTCTTTTTCATCAATTTTTATGTCTAAATCAAGCATTAACAGTAATCATTTAAAGGCTTGAGCTTATACTCCACCCATGGCTCGTTTTCATTTGGAATAGCTTGTGCAATCTTGTACAAGGCGCCGCTTGCAACATGATGTACCGTTGCTCCAATGCTGCACTGGTCGCTACTCGGCTTAAAATCACGATAAATACGCAATACTGGCTCAATCAACCCATGGTCTTGTCCGGCAAACTCAATCTCAGGAATGTTTCCGTATAAGTGCCCAACATAATGAATGCCATTGATTAAAAACGGCTCTCCATGATGCCGTTGCACCGCAGATGTCATGCTTTTGATTCTGTCGTTGCGTGTTCTCATTGGTTACTTTCAAAAAAGGCCGCAACAAAGCGGCCTTTTTTAAGCATTAATACGGGTTAAGCGGACAATGTAAGTTTGATAACTGAGGCTGGCCGAGTGCAGATTGACAATGGGCTAGATTGCGCCTCAACTCTCACGCCTTTTTTCATTGGCAAAAATTCTTGCATCGCGTAATACGGTAATCCTGTGGTGTTCGCAACGTCAATATAGTCTCCTGGTGCAAACACAGTTTTAAATAAATCCATCACCCCCAGCGGCACCAAATAAGCTTCGCCATCTGCCACCCAAGGCGTACCGCTTAACCCGCCTTTAAATTCAAGCCATTTAACGCCTTTGTAGTTAATGCCTTGCATAGTACGGTTGTCGTTTAACAACATTTGGCCTGCATATTGTGCTTTTGCTGCATCTTTAAAATCTGCGTCATCTTCTAAAAAATCAAAGAAACCACGGCCGCACAAAGCCGCATAACCACTAGCTATTGCATCGCCTAAATGGTCTTCTGATTTTCGCACTGCCGTTTTTGCATTTAATGCAACACCGCCAGCTGCAAAAGACTGGGTTAATTGCGCAATACCAAATGCGGTAAATAGATTAGAAATGACTGTTGATCCGTTGGCATCTAATACAACGCCCTTGATTGCGCCAATGCGCTGATACTCAATGGTGGCATCTAAACGACTGCGCATTTTAGCTAAGCGTGTGTTAACTACGCTCACCGTAGTATCTAGCTCGGAAGATGTGCCAAATGCACGAATATTTTGCACCTCATCCGCCAAAATATCACTGCGCGTTGGAAGGTGAGTTGTGGTAAATGGCACTAAATTTCGCGTTCCACCAAGAGTTGGATTCAACGTTGCCGTTCCATCGCCCCCTCGGTTGGTATTAGGAATTAGCACTAAAGTGTCTGTGTTCTTTTCAATATCCAAACGAGTAGTGCTAATACCCTCTTCATCAAAAAGACCCATTCCACCAATCATGCCTGGTACGGATGGGGCAACGTTAATTGCAGCCGTCAAAGATTCGAGGCTAAATTTATCATTACCAAAAATGCCTAGATCGGCCATAATTAAACTCCTTTAAAGTTATAACGTGCCGCATTTGTGCGGCGGTTTTCGTACACATCTACTACATTTAAAACAGATGTTGGTTTAGGGTCTTGTGTGTCCCCATGCGCAGCATTAATATTTGCCGTCATTGCCTCACTAATCGCTAAAAAGCAAGCTCTTGCAGCATCAACCGGCACTCGCGCATCAATCATATTTTGTACGCCAAGTTCAACATTGGCAGCATTAGCAATGGCCGTAATTTCTGCGGTGTATTCTGTTAAGTTGAATGTTGGCGGTGTATTGTTAGCAAAATTAGTCACTTCATTTGCTGGTTCTGTAGGATTTTCAGTCGCGCTATTTTCTGCAGGCAATTCTTCACCATTTGGATGGTCATCATCTGAAGTGGCATTAAATGGCTTAGCTAAAAGCAGTGCTCTAGCTTGTTCAGGCACGTTTAACTCAAAGCTTCGCTCATCAAACTGTGCTGCCAATGCTAACGGGGCTACTGTTTCATCAACAAAGCCATTAGAAAGCGCTTCTTTGCCATCCATCCATGTAGTGGCGTTCATCCAATTTGTAATTTGTTCTGCAGACTGTCCTGTACGCGCTGAGTAAATTGCATTAATGCTAGATGTAAATCTATCCATTAAATCTGCAATTTCTCTAAAGTCTTTACTTTCACCAATCGCAATGTTTTGCGTATTGTGAATCATCATCCATGCGTTTTCTGGCATGATGCGTTTACCAGCTGCCATCAATATCAGGCTTGCTGCACTAGCGGCAATTCCTTCAACTGTTGCTGTAATCATTTGGCTACGTGGCAGCATTGCGTGGTAAATAGCCAAACCGTCCATCAAGCTACCACCAGGGGAGTGAACGCTTAATTTAATGCGAGCATTTAGCGGAATAGCATTAAGCTCAGCCATAAATTCATTGGCAGGCTTACCCCATGCACCAATAACATCATGGATGCTGATTGCATAAGCAAGAGAGTTGTCTTGCTCGTTAGCTAAGTTTGTAAATGTGAACCAAGTAGTCATGTTTGCATGTTCCTATAGGTGGTTTTTGGTTGCCTGTGGCATTTTTTCGCTTTGTGAGAATTCGCCTATCTTGTATGCCTTTTCTCGCGCTAAATCCGCCGCGCGCGCTGCATCCACAGTCTCGACATCTTCACCGCGCCGCAAAGCAACTGCCGCGCGGCTAGTAAATCCATTGTTAACAGCCAAAATGTCGGCTTGTATGTCTTGCGTTGGGTGCATGTGGTGCCAGCCGTCTTGCACATAATGGGCACGCCTTGCCTCTGCAGCATCACGCGGTTTTAACTTGCCTGATAAAATCAGCGCATCCACCCAAGCATTGCGGACTGGGCGCACAAATTGATGCACAATCACGTTGTGTATCTCCTGCTCGGCCTGACGTCTGAAATTCAGGATGCCATCTCGAATGGCGCGATCGCTTAAATCTCGGTAATCCCCTGACAACATAAATGGTGGCAAACCTATGCTTGCGCTCAACAACACCATTTGGTTGGTCATGAAATCTTTATAATTTGCATCTGTGCCTGGTGGGGTTGAAAATTGCACCTCTTCTCCATAGCCAAGCTCTTGCATCATGGCTGGTTGCATGGCATAGCGGTCTAGAGATGTTTGCGCATCAATCATGGCTTCAACCGCTGTGCCCAATGCGGCTTGTATCTGTTCGTCCGTCGCGCCAGCTGCTTTCATCTCACGTGAAAATGCGCTGATGCGCTCAGACAGTTCGCTTTGGTCTTTAGGTGGGCGCTTGATAAACACCGCAAATAAATTGGCAATTTTTTGGCGCTCTAAAACAGCATCATCAAAACTATCAAGCCCGTGCATTTTCACCAACGCAGCATGTAAGCGCGGTGTACCACGCAGTTGTCCTGGTCTATCTGCTTTGTACATGCGCAATATTTGATTGGCAGGCACGCGAATGGGCTGGTTGTTTAATATTTGGTAATCGCCTGGGTGGCTTGGGTACATCCAGTAAGCATCAATGCGGCCTTTCGCATCTAGCTCGCAACCGCGGATTATTTTGCGCTGGTTATTGCCATAAAGCTGCTCATTTTTTTCTGATAAATGATCCACTTCTAGCAATTTGATTTTTAGCGGGATAGCCGCACTTTTATCTGGCACTATCTGGGCAATGCCTTCTCCACCCAAAAACCAAGCGCGCGCGGCTTGTGTTTGCTGCCCATAAAAGTCATAAGCGCCGTAAAAGTCGGATGTTTCGACAAAATCTTCCCACCATCCAAGCAAATCATCACGCAAAGCTACGTTTTTTGTGGTCGGACGCGCTGAAATTCCAGTGCCAATGTACTGGCTAGTTAGCTCATTGATGCCTTTTACGGCAAGACCCATGTCCATGTAGGCTTTGTAAACACGAGAACGAATCGCCGCATTGGCTAAACTAGCGGTGTTTGGGCTGCTTAACGATGGCCGCCAAGCGCCTAAGCGTCTATCGCCTTGCGCGGCCTCGGGCAAATTATCTAATCGGGCGACATTGTTGAGGTTTTCAACACTTGTTTTTGGTGCTGGGCTAGAAAAAAATTGATTAATTTTAGATTGAGCCGCATTTAGAATGGCAAACATTAGAGCCCCTTGCCATCTTGATACGCGAGCAGGGTGCGGCCACTAAATAAACTGGGCACACCTTGTTGTGCAGCTAAAATTTCAGCCAAGCGTGAGCGCAACGCGTTTGCCGCCACCAAAAGCTCTTTAAGGCTTTGGTATTCAACGCGCTCATCTCTAAATTGCACCACGCGCTCGCCGTTGACAATGCATTTATCCATGGCATTAATATTTTCTATTAAACCAATAATTGCGAGTGCTCTTGCTTGCTCTGCAGTGATTAAATCAACGGTGTCTTGTGCCATTTAGGCATATTGGCAATTACTTAACGCTTAAGCCTGTGGCATTTTTTCGCTATCGACTTCTTAATGTAGTCACTTTTCGTGATGGCGCTACTTGAGATAGCAGCTGACTTAATAAATCAGCCTGCAATGGCTTGGTGTCTTTTATCGGGGGCTGGGCATCACTAACCACTACATCAGCCTCGGTCATCTTGGTTTCGTCGATTGGGCGTATGGTTTTGATAGGCTTAAACCTTAGAGCACTATTGGCTTGTAAAGAAGCGATTTCCAACGTCCAGCCGCGCTCTAATTTATAGCCAAGATAAGCCGCCCATGCGTAATTTCTACAATCAAGCGCTTCGTTGCGTGCGCCTTTTTCTTTTTTCCATGTGCGAATCAGCTCCCCTTTTTGGTTGTATTCAGTGACTCTTCGTTCAGCCGTGAACTGCTCAAACCACTGCTTGGTATAGCTACGTGCCCAGTGGCATTGCCCTGGTCCGCTCACAATTTTTGCGCGGGCATGTATTAAGTCTTTGCCTGTGTCTACCCCAATCACCCTTACAAAGTGGCCTTTATGTTTTTTTGATTTACTCACATTGTATGGCCATATTGGCTTAGCCCCCGCCATGCCCTTAATGGCCCAAATGTTACGTCCTGACTTGTTGGCGCAAAATTGATACACCATATCCGTCTGGTCACTGGAGTCGATGCACGCGGCCAGTACGCGCATGGTTCTTCCGTCTTGCGTGACAAAATCGCTCATCAAAAAGTCATCGAGACGCTTTTGCAAAATTGGGTGATCTGTCGTCAATCCGTCTTCTGCAATGACGACATAACAAATGCCATAGCAGTGCTCATCCGCGCCGATGCCAATCACTTCCAGTTCGTAGCGGTCTGGTTGCACATCAATCCCAACAAATAATCCAAGCACAGCACATGGAATGCTGTCTTCGTCGTAATTTTCTAATCTAGAATACAGCTCCTCTTTATTGCCGACGTCCCCCTCTTCTTCATACGGCATGCCAAGCACTGTATTGACAAACACCTGCATTTTCTCTGGAAAATTTTTAGCCGCAATCCACTCTCTAACGATGGAACCAAGGCTTGTTATCGGACTATAAAGTCTACTGAGCTGCACGCTAATATGCCCAGTTTGCTCTTCGCGCTCTGGGTGCTCTGCTATCCAATTATTAATTGGGTCGCAGCGTTTTAGCGCACGCACTTTTTCAACATCGTCATACAAAACACCACAATGCGGGCAGATGTAACGGCTTAAATCAGGTGCTTCCGTATTAATGCTGATTCGGGCCCACTCTAAGGTGTGTAATTCGTCACAGCTTGGGCACGGAATATAAAACTTATGCATAGTGCCAGTGGTAAAACTATTATTCACGCTGCAGCTCACTTTGTGACCTGGGCTTGATACACGAATCACTTTGCTGTTGTAAAAATTGGCCACGCGCTTAATGGCAATGTCGGCAGGATTGCCTTCTTTCCCAGCGGAAACAGGGTAACGACCTTCCTCATCTAGAAATAACGTACGTACTGGCCTGCTGGCTAACTCACTAGGGGAGTTGGCCCATGCAAGCGCTAGATACCCACCAGGGAAATCCTTATTGAACTGCGTACCAAAGCGGCCCCGTATCATTGGCACTTTGGCCGCCAACGATGGGATGTCACGAATCATCGTATCAAGACGATTATCAGAGAATTGGCTTGCCATGTTTTGCGTCGGCATTACATACAACATCGGGCATGGGTCAACATCCATGTGATACCCTGCCAACGCTTTAGCCAGTGTTGTTTTAACCAACTGCGAAGCGGCCATCACAGTCATCATCTTTACATTTGGTTTACCTGCTAACCAAAGTAAGCCGGGCTGGAATGAAAAGCGTGTCGGATCCCACTTACCGTACTCGGCCCCCTCTTCACGACTGATCACAAACTTATCAGTTGCCCATTCCAGAAGGTTTAAGCGCGCAGGCGGTCTAATTCTAGTCACCCAGCTAGACAATATCGCCTGCACAGTCGATTGCGTACGCTCGATACCAATCAATTCAATGGCATCATGCATCAGTCGATACCTTGTAATTTTCTACCACCTTAAATGCGTTATTCGCCAACTCTTCGCGGAATCGGTCAATACTTGTTTTTAATACTTGCTCAACATCGGTGGCCGTCGTTAACCCGACAACTTCTCGTGCCGCTTGGGGTGCTAACGTTTCTAGTTGAGACATCAGCAATGTAATGACATCGCCAAACACCACCTCAACCTCAGCAATGGGGACCAACTCGCCAAGCTCGCGCATATTCTCAATGGTCAACTTCCGGCGCTGCTCTTGAACCAACAAAGTACGTTCATCAGATATTTTTACAGGGGCATGGTCACCAGTATCGCCAGCTAGCGACATCCCAGCTCTTGCGCGCGGTCCTGGTATTTGTTTTTTTAAATATGTGACATATCCAGCGACACTCAAACCCAGTGCGTATAGGCCGTGTCTTACTTTTATCACGACGCCTTCACCACTCAATTGCTGAACACGTGTGGCTGAGATACCCAAACAGGCACCTAGCACATCAGCACTCACTTCCATGTTCAAAAAATCCGTCATTGATAACCTTTAAAAACCTTTAATAAAATCGTAAGTTATTGATACTAAAACAAAACCAAAACCAATATAAAAAAACTCAATCAAGGCGAGAATCGCAGGTTTCATCACCCGCAGGCGGTTGAGACTGGCTGGGGCCCCTTGCGTTTTTTGGCTTAGTTAATGTTGGTTTAGTGATTGTTTTTTTAACTTGCTGTTGCTCTTGTTGTTGATCAACCACATGCTTTTCGATAGTGAGTTCTTTAACGTTGATGTGCTTGCTGTCTAGATTTTTTCTAGTGAGAACCCATGCTGTGCCGCGCTGTTTGTACTTAGGTTTAATTTTCTTTGCTTGCTTAATGTACATTTGCACCGACCTTAGTGTGGACTCAGTTAAGAATGCAATCTCTTGGTTGGTGTATTTTTGCTTATGCAAATCCCACACAATGGCCAAAGAGCGCAAACGGTTGAATGTAGAAAACGCTGGCACGCTCAACTCTAAGGATGGCCATTCTTTTTGCAGGCGTTCAGCCAACGCCCTACCAAGCAATTGCACCAAGTGGTGAGCGTCGCTCATGTGTCCTTTTGGGATGAACAATGTGCTATTCCCATGCACGGCGGCCATTGCTAGTGCACCGTTAAAGCCAATTACTTTCACCACTTCATCAAATGCGTCGATAGATGTTGTCATGTTTACTTTGCCTTATTTTCTTCAATTTTTTTAGGAACAAACGGGCTCACCCATTTGCCACGCTCAGTCATTTTTGTGCCCAACTCAAATCCATTTTCGGCTGCATAAAACACGGGGCTACCCTCCTGTGCTTTTTTAACCAACGCATTCAATTCAACACGCCCAATCAACTCAGCAGCAAAGTTTAAAAAGTCAGCCGTTTGTGGCATTTGGTCACGCAAACGCATTAAAAAAACCACGGTTGATAGTTTGGTTGATGGTTTGATTATTTTTTATACAAACTATCAACTCATTAACTATATGATTTATATAAATAAATAAATTAACGGTGGATAGTTTTGATAGTTTTGATAGTTTTAATAAACCTATACATACGTGCGCGCACACGCACGCACACACATAAGGGTTACAACAAACCCTAAAAACTATCCACCCTCTAGCATTGGCGCGGGTAAAACTATCAACCGAAACTATCAACCAACTATCAACCGCACCCCTCAAACTATC